TATGGAAATTCAGGCGTGATTTTGTTGAGTGTGAAGCGCCAGGAACACATTGATTCTGCAATTCCGGGACGTTACACTGTTCAGGCACCTTATAAAGCGGGTGCCGGGATTGGCGTCCTGGAATTGATCAAGGCGATATATGACGCGCCAGCGTCTTTTTTATCGTCCGCGTTTGCCCATATCAAAATTATGGTGGGCTGGGCGGGGGCATCGAAAGATGCGCCGGTTTCCTTGATCGCCGGTTACGCCAACCCTGCTCAGTTCACCACCAGTGAAATTGGCGTTTCCGGTGGTGGAAGTTCTTCACTGATCAAGGAGGCGGCCAACATGGCTACAGTCCCAGCTCTCGCACAACCTAAAATTAATGTTATCAACGGCCAAGCTGTTACTTCCTCACTGGCTATTGCAAACTATTTCACAAAACGCCACGACGATGTATTGAAAAAAATACGTGCGCTTGAATGTTCTCCAGAATTCAGCGCCCGCAATTTTGCGGGGGCTGAATATACCGATGATCAAGGTAAACTACGTCCCTGCTATAACATTACCCGCGACGGCTTTGCTTTCCTTGCTATGGGCTTTACGGGCAAACGCGCCGCCCAGTTCAAAGAGGCATACATCAATGCCTTTAACCAGATGGAGAAACAACTTTCAACTCCATCGGTGCTGAGCGATGCAGCACATAATGCCAGCGTTCTATATTCCTACATTTCATCCATTCATCAGGTCTGGTTACAGCAGCTTTATCCCATGCTGGAAAAAGCGGAATCTCCGCTGGCTGTCAGCCTGTACGACCGCATCAATGACGCTGCGGCGCTTGCGAGCCTTATCAATATGACACTGAACCGTTCAGAGGTAAGGGGGCGCAAATGATCCGGAATATTTTTAAACGGTTCACCAGCCAACGTTTTCATTGCCCTCGTCCAGGACAGTGGTACAGCACACCAGAAGGGTACGTTCTGCGTATTAGCCTGGTCGATCGCGAATGTCAGAAGGTTGTCTGTGAGCCTCTTGGGCGTAATTACCGCGTCAACATGCCTCTTATTGCCTTTCGTTCCGGCAAAAACATGAAGCATCTCGGAGGTGCTGCATGAGCACTAAATTAACAGGCTATGTGTGGGATGCCTGTGCAGCTTCGGGAATGAAATTATCCAGTGTGGCTATCATGGCTCGCCTGGCTGATTTCAGCAATGACGAAGGGGTCTGCTGGCCATCCATTGAGACAATTTCTCGTCAGCTTGGGGCCGGGGTAAGTACAGTCAGAACGGCGATAGCAAAACTGGAAGCTGACGGCTGGTTATCACGTAAAGCCAGACGTCAGGGAAACCGTAATGCCTCCAATGTTTATCAGCTAAATGTGGCAAAGCTGCAGGCGGCTGCATTTGCTCACCTGTCAGATCCTGACCAGTCAAAATCTGACCCATCAGAATCTGACGCATCAAAATCTGACCCGTCGAAATCTGGCAAAAACGGCGGTTTTGACCCGTCAGAATCTGGCGGGGATCCGTCAGTAAAATCAAAACAAGATCCACAAGTTAATAAAACCCCTTCTTGTCCGGACGCTTCGCAACCGGACCAGCAGATGACAGACCAGGAGTTTTTAACCCGTCATCCGGATGCCGCTGTGTTGAGCCCTAAAAAGCGTCAGTGGGGAACGCAGGACGATTTGACCTGTGCTCAGTGGATCTGGAAAAAAATCATCGCCCTGTACGAACAGGCCGCGGAGAGTGACGGCGAGCTGGTTCGTCCGAAGGAACCTAACTGGACCGTCTGGGCAAATGAAATTCGCCTGATGTGTGCTCAGGACGGGCGTACCCACAAACAGATCTGCGAAATGTACAGCCGGGTCAGCCGTGATCCGTTCTGGTGCCGTAACATTCTCAGCCCCTCAAAGCTCCGGGAAAAGTGGGATGAATTGTCACTGCGTTTGTCCGCACCCATCGGCGGACGTTTCGAAAACCGTGAAGATCCGATGTTCAAATCCAGCTACGGGAATGTGGATTACAGCCAGATCCCGACAGGGTTCAGGGGGTGATATGAGTCTTATGGGAGACGTTCAGAAATTCATTGAATCACATCCGGGATGTACTTCCAGCGATATAGCGAATGCTTTTGCAGATTTCCCGCGTAAAAGCGTCCTGCAGTCGGCAAGTAAGTTACGCCAGTGCGGGCGTGTTGCTCATCGCTTTGAAGGTAAAACTCGCAGGCATTTTGCTCTTGAGACAGACATACAGCCGGATCAGGAGCCAGATATCGGAACTAAACCTGTGCGGAGCTGTTATGTCGGAACCAACGACCCGCAGGTGATTATGCATCTGATACGTCAGGCAGAAACACTGGAGTCGGGAGGGTTGTTCCGTCGTGCAGCTACGGTATGGATGGAGGCATTCCGGGAGAGTCATATCCCGTCGGAACGTAGCGCCTTTCTGGCGCGCCGTGAACGGTGTTTGCGGAAGAGCAGAAAGTATGTTGCATCAGGTAGTGAGTGGTATCTGTCAGGGAATTATGTGGGGTCTTAATGAGCAATAAATATTGGCAGGCGCTGGCAGAACTGCGCAACAAATCAGCACATGAACTAAAAGAAGTCGGCGATCAGTGGCGGACACCAGACCTGCTTTTTTGGGGCATTAATGCGATGTTCGGTCCCCTAACGCTGGATCTCTTTGCTGACGACGATAACGCTAAGTGCCCTGTGTGGTACACCGCCGATGATAACGCGCTGGTACAAGATTGGGCTGAAATGCTGGAGTCAATCGGCGGGGCCGCATTCGGTAATCCACCCTATAGCCGCTCTCAGTACCACGAGAAGCAGGCGATCACCGGCATGACCCACATCATGGATCACACAATGGCGATGCGTGAAAAGGGTGGGCGTTACGTGTTCCTCATTAAAGCAGCGACAAGTGAAACGTGGTGGCCGGAAGACGCTGACCACATCATGTTTATCCGCGGTCGTATTGGTTTCGATCTCCCAGTGTGGTTTGTTCCTGCGGACAATAAGCAGAAACCCACTGGTGCTTTCTTTGCTGGCGCCATTGCAATCTTCGATAAATCCTGGCGCGGCGAGCATTTCAGCTACATCAGCCGTACCGAACTGGAGGAAAAAGGGAAGGCGTTTATGTCACTGGTCGAATTTGCTGCGGGAAAGGTTCAGCCACCAGCCACCACGGTTCCAGAGCAAGAAGAACCCATTGTAGCGCCAGCAGTATTACCTGATGTGGATTCGCGTATCTGGCCGCTTGAGGTTGGTCTGGTGTTCAACCAGGTTGAGGGGGCGGATTCTCTGGACGCATTACAGCAGAACAAGCTGAAAGCCAACATTAATCAACTCTGGCTGGAACGAACGGCCACCAGCGAAATCATTACTGCAGCTTCTGAACTTGTTCGCAATATGCGGGGAGAGGCCGTGTGAAACTGATCCTGCCTTTTCCTCCGAGCGTGAACACTTACTGGCGCGCCCCTAACAAGGGGCCGCTGGCCGGTCGTCACCTCATTAGCGCTGATGGCCGTAAATACCAGAGCGCTGCCTGCGTGGCGATCATTGAGCAATTACGACGTCTCCCGAAGCCATCGACTGAACTAGCAGCGGTAGAAATCATCCTGTATCCGCCAGATAAGCGGATCAGGGATTTGGACAACTACAACAAAGCGCTGTTCGACGCACTGACCCACGCAGGAGTCTGGGAGGACGACAGCCAGGTAAAGAGAATGCTGGTGGAGTGGGGACCAGTTTTCCCGAAGGGGAAGGTAGAAATCACGATCACGAAATTTGAAACAGGGGCGGGTGCAGCCGCCTGAACATGGAGAAAGAAGCATGAATAATTTAATGGTCATTGATGGTATCGAAGTTCGCCGCGACGTTCATGGGCGCTATTGTCTTAACGATTTGCACCGTGCTGCTGGTGGAGAGCAGAAATATCGTCCGAAATACTGGCTTGATAATAAGCAAACCCGTGAGCTGATTGAGCAACTTTTCACCGAGGGCGGAATTCCATCCTCGGAACAAAATCAATCAGTTAGATTTTTTCAGGGCGGTAGTGATACCCGAAGTTTGGTACGTGCTCCAGTAAATACTATTCGCGGTGGTGCTGAACAAGGTACATACGTATGCAAAGAATTGGTGTTTGCTTATGCAATGTGGATCAGCCCGTCTTTCCATCTCAAGGTGATCCGCACGTTCGATCGGATTACCAGTGCGCCACAAACATCTTCTGGTATGGCTGCCGATAAGATGCAGGCGGGGGTGATTCTGCTGGGTTTTATGCGCAAAGAGTTAAACCTGTCCAATTCATCGGTACTGGGCGCGTGCCAGAAACTCCAGGAGGCAGTGGGACTACCTAACCTGGCGCCACAATATGCCATTGATGCTCCGGCTGGCGCGCCGGATGGTTCAAGCCGCCCGACGCTTGCACTGAGCGCGCTGTTAAAACAGCATGGTATCCGGATGACGGCTAATCAGGTGTATCAGCAGTTAGCGAAGCTGGGTGTTGTTGAACATCGTGAGCGTTACAGTCGTTCCGCGATTAACGGCATTAAAAAATTCTGGTCGCTGACGGCGAAGGGCTGCATGTTCGGCAAAAACATCACCAGCCCGGCAAACCCTCGCGAGACGCAACCGCATTTCTTCGAATCCAAATTCCCTGAGCTGCTGAAGCTGCTCGATACCGTTCATTGAGGTGATCGTGAGAGCGTTACTGACCCCTGAAATTGCTCCCCGTATGGGCGTTGTATTGTTCAGGCCGGGATCGGAACTGATGCCCCTGTTTATGCAGGGGCGTGTTCTGCTTGAACCAGAGCCGGAACAATATTCATCTTTCGCCTGCGGCGCGGTCCCGGCGGTATCACAGCCGCTGGCGGATGATCCTGCTGTTCGTGATGTGTTCCGTAATGAGTCGGTTATCTATCGTGCTGGTGGTCTGGCTAGTCTGGAAAGCTGGCTACTCCGGGGGAATGGCTGTCAGTGGCCGCATTCAGACTGGCACAGCGAACAGATGACAACCATGCGCCACGCCCCGGGGGCAATCCGACTGTGCTGGCACTGCGATAACCTGCTGCGCGAACAGTTTACGGAACGGCTGAAATCAATAGCTGTGGAGAACACGACAAAATGGGTTTTATCGGTTGTTTGTCGTGATCTGGGTTTTGACGATATGCACGCAGTTACTCTCCCGGAACTGTGCTGGTGGATGGTACGCAATGACCTGGCAGAAGTCTTACCGGAGAGCGCTGCGAGAAAAGCATTAAGGATGCCGAAGGCAATTGTCCAGTCAGCTACCCGTGAAAGTGAAATTGTTCCGTCGGTGCCGGCCACCAGCATTGTACAGGATAAGGCGAAAAAGGTACTGGCGCTCAGGGTTGATCCGGAATCGCCGGAAAGCTTCATGTTACGTCCGAAACGCCGTCGATGGGTCAATGAGAGATATACCCGCTGGGTTAAATCCCAGCCGTGCGCCTGCTGCGGGAAGCAGGCGGATGATCCGCACCACCTGATAGGCCACGGTCAGGGAGGGATGGGAACAAAGGCGCATGACCTCTTTGTGCTGCCGTTGTGCAGAACGCATCATAATGAGTTACATGCGGACACCGTGGCATTCGAAGAGAAATACGGCTCTCAGCTGGAGTTGATATTTCGTTTTATCGATCGCGCGCTGGCAACTGGTGTGCTGGCGTAAATGGAGAACACGCATGAACCTTGAAGCCTTACCAAAATATTACTCACCAAAATCTCCAAAATTGAGCGATGACGCTCCGGCGACAGCCTCCGAATCTTTGACGATTACGGATGTGATGGCGGCGCAGGGGATGGTGCAATCGAAAGCACCACTGGGTTTTGCTTTATTTCTGGCAAAAGTTGGTGTTCAGAATCCTGACTTCGCGATTGAAGGGCTGATTCATTACGCGATGGCACTGGATAACCCGACACTGAATAAATTGAGTGAAGAAACTCGGTTACAGATTATTCCTTACCTCGTGAATTTTGCATTTGCTGATTATTCCAGATCTGCTGCAAGCAAGGCTCGCTGTGAGCATTGTGCTGGTACGGGATTTCATCATGTATTGCGTGAAGTGGTGAAACACTCCAGAAATGGTGAACCCGTCATCAAAGAGGAGTGGGAGAAGGAACTATGTCAGCATTGTCATGGTAAGGGAGAAGTCAGCACGGTGTGCAGAGGGTGTAAGGGTAAAGGTATTGTCCTGGATGAAAAAAGAACCCGGCTTCATGGCGCGCCTGTTTATAAGATTTGTGGGCGTTGCAATGGAAACCGGTTTAGTCGTTTACCAACCACACTGGCGCGGCACCATGTCCAGAAACTGGTACCGGATCTGACGGATTATCAGTGGTACAAAGGTTATGCGAACGTCATTGATAAACTGGTTACAAAATGCTGGCAGGAAGAAGCATATGCAGAAGCGCAATTAAGAAAGGTGACAAGATGAAAGATTTTCAACGAAGATGGCGACATAATGCTTGCATATTTCAAAAAATATGGTTAGGATTTTCCTAACGATGGGCTTTGTATGTCTACCGTTAACGAAATCATAACAAACCTCGTTCCGGCGGGGTTTTTGTTTTTTTGGTGGTATATTCCCTTGGTGTCAAATCACAGGGGGGCGATATGGGGTTCTATTACGTTTTTCAATACAAGCCGAAAGGGATGTCATCGGGTAAGCATTTAAATGTTTCCGAAGAGTTTTCGGACCGGAATGAGGCAAAGAGAGCGAAGTCCAGGCACATGATTAATGATCCAGATTGTGTCTTCTCGGGAATCGTGCAGGCTGATTCGCCGGCAGCGGTACTTCAAGAAGTACAGGCTGAATCTCTTAATAGGCTTTAACGGATTTAACTTGGCAGTATCCACATTACCAATTTCATTAGGTCGCTTCGGTGGCCTTTTTCTTTTTCAGGCACCGGGCACCATCCGCTACGTGTTTTGTTGATAAATCCAGCCCGTGAAGCCTGACCCTTTTCATCACACACTGCGCCATCTGAGCTATCGGTGGTGAGGCTATGACTGGAAAGAGCAGCCTGTACAACAGGATTTGAGTTGTGGCTTCTTGCACCGCGGCATTTTCTGCTTCGCCCTATACTATTTGCTTAGTCTTGCGGAGGTGTGAATGAAAGAAGGGTATTACTGGATTCAGCATAACGGTGTTGTTCAGGTGGCATACTATACGAATGACACAGTTGACGATCTGGAATCAGGACAGCTTATTGTCGGTGTCTGGCATCTGACAAGGGGCGATGATATCTGCCATAACGGCGAAGCAGAAGTACTTTCCGGACCGTTACAATCGCCAGTTTAAATGACTTAAACCTTATCAGGGCTGCCATCAGGTAGCCTTTTTTATTTCCCCTCATAACTGAGAGGACCCACACAACCAGAGGGGGATGAATGTCCGAACCTGTATCCAGTGCGACAGTGTTGGCTGGTGGATTAATGGGGGCCAGTGTATTCGGTCTGGCAACCGGAACCGATTATGGTGTGGTATTCGGTGCTTTTGCCGGCGCGGTGTTTTATGTCGCCACGGCAACCAACATCGGACGCATCAGGCTGGTCGCTTATTTTATCACGTCATTTATTGTGGGAGTGCTTGGCGCCGGGCTGATAGGTACAAAGCTTGCGGCAATAACGCATTATGAAAAACCACTGGATGCTCTTGGCGCAGTGATTATTTCTGCAATGGAGAGCGTTCAGAATTCTGTGTCACGTTAAAAATTCTACAGCGTCATCACATTATTCAGCCGCCCTTCAAAATAAATCGCCAACTGCGACAATGTCAAATTCCAGCTCTG